TGCTGCGCACGCATGACACCGGCACGCTCGGTAGTGGCTTGGCGGATGAGAATGGAATTGTTTGCAATTTGATTGATTCCAGTAGAGAGGTTCGCCTTTCCCAATGTGAAATACACGTTGTTGCGGTCGTCCGAGCCGATGGTGAGCGATGTCAGCACATAGCCGATGCGTGCAAGATCCGAGCGCCAATTATCAAGGCGACCCATGTCCGTCTGCAGAGCAGCTTTGCCCAAAAGGTCTGCGATTTTCTGCAACAGTGCGCCCAGAACTTCGGGCGTTATAGCCTCTTCGCGCGTCTCGCTGCGAAATGAGGTGATGAGAGATGTGATAGATGAAATGTCAGCCATACTTTTGCTTGTTTTTAGCAAAGGTATGGCTGACTTTTAGATGAAGAAAAGACATTGTTAGTGATTATAGCGCACATACTTGTCCTCAAGTGCCTGGGCGACGACACCGACGAACTCATGAGCGATGTTGTCGGAGAGGAAGTCACGGAGGTTCATGACGGAAGCGTAATACTTACGGCTGAACCAGGGCTTCTTCTTGCGCTTGCGTTCACGGCCGATGTCGCCATGGTTTCCACGAGGAATCTCTTTACCCGTACCGAAGTTCTGCCAAAGACCATATTCGAGGAATGACTGTGATAGTCCGAGTTCTATGAAGCGTCCGTCGGCTCTTACGGGTAGGGACTTGGGGCTGTGAAGCAAACGTCCGGTGTCGATTACACCGAGGAGTGTCATTTGCTCACGCCATATTTTGAGCATCGTATCGTTGAAGGCAAGAACGAACTTCTCACGTTCTTGCAGTTGTGGGTCATTGCCATTCAGTGGGGTCATAACGTAAATCGGTATAAGTGTTAACGGCTATTTGGAAGAAAGCACAGGCACAACCAGAGAAGAAGTATTGGTCGATTTCCTGAAAGGAGATACGAGAGTCGAGATAGATATTATGCTGCTCCTGCTTCGTCTTTTCGAGGATTAGCTTGCTCATAAACTGACGGAACAGCTCGCGCATGGTGTCCATGCACAGCTGGCGTGCTGCCATGTCATCAATGGCGTGGCGCATGGCGAGGAAGACCGTCTTCACTCTTCGAGTGTGCGGACTGTTGTTCATCTCGATATAACCTTGGCTGATGTCGCTGACGGCAATGATAGCCGTGGCGGACTGCAGCTGTTGCAAGGCTTCCTCGAAGCCGTCGAGTCCGCTGACCTTTGCGAATACAAAGTCATGGGCCTTGGCGAACTTGTTTGTTTCTGTAAGGGATGCGAAGAAGGCGGTGGCATCCCAATTGATGTTCTTGTCTGTCATTTCGTTTGTCGTTTGATGTCTTCAACTTCTTTAGCCTTAGCATCGAGTTCTGTGAGTGCTCGCCATGTGTCCATAGAGAGCACCGCTTCCTCTTTAGTGATGTCACCTCCGGTAAGCGCACGGATCTGTGCATTCATGGCAGTCCGTAGCACCTCCCCGATGGGCGGTGCGTAACCCAGGAGGTCTTCAGAAGAACTGGACATTGGCTGCAGGAAGTGCGGAAATAGTCGGGCTAAGTAATGCTTCAGCGACGAGAACCAATAGAAGGCGTTGAGCAAAAGCGATGTTGTGAGCTGCGACTTCTTGACCTTTGGGTACAGAAGCGTGGCGAGGTCTTTCAATAAGGCCTCGTTCTTGGTGTGGAGAAAGCCCTGATAGTAGTTGTCGGCAGAGATGAACGTCGAGAACGGCACGCCCTGGAAGTCGGCTTCGATGGCTCGTGCTTTGCCGATTGTCCTTATTCTTATTGGGTATGGTGGGAATGATTTGAGAAAGTCAAGGGCGGTGATGGCGCAGACGAACTGATGCAAAGTCAGCGTGGCTTGCTGCTTGTCGTGTTGGACAAGGTAAACGCTGCCGTACAAACGGCAACGCACGAGGACGTTTGCCCATTGGCACAGGCACAGCGTTTGGATTTCCGCCATTGGCTTGTCGGTGGCAAGTTGGCGGAAGAAAAAGAGGAGTTGTGGGTCGGACAAGTCCGCCCACGACTTTGGGAGGGATAAATCGAAAAATGCTTCCATACTACGAAAGTACGGAAGCATTTGGGTTGGGGAAAAGACAATATAGAGTTATTCGTCAGACTCTCTTGCCTCTTGAATCTCTTTTATAGCTTGATTGTATTGCTCATATTCATTGTTATCGCACATATAAACAATATTCTCAATATTCTTATCAAAGATGGCAAACACATTATCCATTAAAACGTCGCCTTTATTGTTTTTGGCTCGGTATGACACAACAGCTTTAAAACCTATGAATTCAGGTTTTTTATCCATCATGTTTTTCATCTTGTTCCCTAACTTTTGGGCTTGCTCCATTGCTTTCTTTTCTTTAGCTTGTGCTTCAGCAAGTTCAGCCTTTGCCTCGTTTAATTGGTTTCGTGAAAAGCTATCATAAGGAGATGTCCAAATTGAAATAGAAGACTTTTTTCTCTTGATTTCTTCTTGGGCTTCTGAAACTTCATTGCTTAGTTTAATCAAATCAGATGTAAGCTCCATAAATTCGGGACTATCGTATGGTGCAAAAGCACTATCGATTTTTACATCTGCAGGGTCATAACTCTCTGGAAAATAAAGATGTTTCTTTATTTCCTCTCCGGCTAAATCTTTAGCTTTCTGTTCTGGACTTTTAGAACATGAGGCAAGCATTAAGGTTATACTTGCAAATACTCCAAGTAATAAAAATAGCTTTTTCATACTTTATTATGTTTAAGATTCTTCAAAAATACGAAAATCATCGTAGATGACAAACTTTTTTAGACATTTTTTGTATTTTTCAGAAGAAATACCCACTTGAATCCTTTTTATTTTTATATCCATGGTCTTCAAAGAGTTTGGCGGTGTCGGATTGTTTCCATTCAGCGAATACGTTGCCCTTGGCTAAACGTATGCTGTTCACAATGTCGATTATGCTTGGTATCGGGTATTCACCGATGCGGATGATAGAGAACTCGATGGCAGAGATACGCTGATACATCCGCTTGTATTGAGCGGTGTCGAGAGTCATATCCCATTTGTTGAGAGCATTGGCCGTGCGAAGCATGTCCATGAGTTCGGGACTGAAGAACTCCGTTTCGAGGCGGTGCTCAATGGTGAGCAACTTGGCACGAGTGTCCTGGTATCGCAGCCAGATATGGTCAGCGAAGCCCAGTTGGTGCACGATGTCGAGTGTAGGGAACATCGTGGCAGCGAAGTAATTGAACTGCTCCGAAGCAGTCCAATGGTGAGCGTCTGGAAGCATGGTGAGGATAACTGCAAGTGCATCGTCGCGCTGTTTTTCGAGAGAAAGAAGAAGCCTCTCGATGCGCTCCTTAGATGCCGGTATCACATTCTGATTGCTGACAATGCCAAAGCCATTAGGCGTGAGGATGAGGTCGAGCTGTGGCACTGCGTGCAACATTGCCTCTGCAGCCGTGATGATACGGCAGTAATGCAGGAGGGGTGTGCTGTCAGAGTATGAGCGGATGCGACTCATCGTGTCGGATGAGACGAAAGTGTCGGTAAGCCATTGCTCAGCCTGTAAGAGGGGATACTGTATCTTGTCGAAAAGAGAAAGTTCACCAGCAACCGCTTTGAGGGTGTTGGGGACGTACTTCTTTAGAGTGTCGTTGTCATTTATCAGATTGCTCATTGTCTTTGGGTTTGTTGAGGGAAACTTGCTTTGCGTCCTTATTCTCATCGAGCGTGGTGAGCTGGATGAATGGGCAGTCCGGCTTGACCGCTGCCCACTTGTTGAAACGGATGATCAGTCGGTGAACGGAAAAGAGAAGGTCGTGGTAAGGCTTTTGCAGAGCCTGGGCGATGGTGTAAAGCTCTCGCTTGTCGCTGCCGGAGTTATTGGTCTGCGACTTGCCTGGCACCGAGCCGACGAGGTTAGAATGGACTCGCATGGTAAAGCACATCATGTTGATGGCTTCGACAATGTCTGTCGCCCAGTCGCCACCCTCCTTGTCCGTCTCGATTTTGTTAATGACCACGTCATGCTGCTCCTCACCATTGGGCGAAACATAGAACGTAGAGAAGAGTACCTTTCCGCTGTTCTCCATGCCAGTGAGGAAGTTGATGATGTTGTCCTTCTCCTCGTTGACACGCTCCTGCTGCTTGACACGGTCAGTAATGCCCTCGACCTTGAAGATGTTGTTCCAAAACGAGTTGGCAATCTCGATGTGGTACTTGATGGGAGCCGAGTTTCTGAGCTTCGCTTCCTTAGCGATGCCAATGAGCTGCTTGATGTTGAACCACTTTCCTTTGAAAAGAGCTGCGTAGTACGGTATTGGATAATACGTATTGTCGGGCGTAGGAATACGGCTGACAACAGCGAACTTCTTGATTTTCTTTCCTCTGTTCTGAAGGTCGGTGAATGGCGACTGTGGATTGAGAAGTTCGATGCGCTCAATGTCCTCCGGACTGACCGTATTACGCCAGTTGGCATAGAGAATATAAGGTATCACGCCCGACTTGTCGGCAGGAGCAAAGCGGACGTAGCACGCCTGTTTGCGGACGATGCGGACAATGCGACTGGCATCCTCATTGAGGATGATCACGCTGACGCAAAAGCCGAAGTGCTTGAAGTCCTGGCACACGCCGAGGAAGTAACTTGCGAGGTCGTTGTCCAGCATAAAGTCATCCACTTGCGCTTGCACTTGTGCAGTGGCAAGCTCTGTGTCATAGACAAGTCCGCTGCCATAGCAGACTTCAGCATTGAACATCTGGCAAGTGCTCATCGTCTCGTCAGACTCGATGAGATCAATGATGTTGTACGGCATCTGATTGTCACCTCCCCACGGGATGTACTTCATCTTGTCGTTGATGATGATTGGTGCGATGTTGTGCTCCTCCTTGAAGACCTCGGATGTCTTGGAGATGAAGGCTGCGGATTTGTTGGCGCCAGGGATGGTGACAACGGATGTCGGTGGAATGAATGAAAAATCGCTCATATCTTGCTTTTTTATGGCAAAGATATGAGCGAATGTGCTGTGGGGAAAAGACATGTATCTCAGAGAAACGCTTAGTGATACAGAATTAATTGAAAAGTTGAAAGGTGTAATTAATATAATTCTATTAGAAGAGCAAAAAAGAATTAACGATATATTACAGATTTGAAACAACTATATTAAGACTAACAATATAGTACGATAGCCAAAAGTTGGATTATTACAAGTCAAAAGACTAACTGTAAGCAAAAAAACACTTCATGATTGTTGGATAAACAACATGTTAATTGCAAACCAATAGCATCGATTTCAATTTCGTGGCAACTATAATGTTTATCAAATATTAATAAAAGTTAAAAGAGTGTTTGTAAAAATCTACAATTTAATGTGATCAATCATTTGTAGCTGTTGGTTAGTAATAAGTTATGGTAAAATTGAGAATAGCTTTCTATACTAATTTATTCTGCTATGGATGGAATCAAATGCCGCAAAGATAAAAAAAAGTTGTATCTTTGCGGCATTAAATTAATAAAAACAGCTATGCCCAACATCGTATCTTTGTTCTCAGGTTGTGGCGGATTAGACCTCGGATTTGAGCAACGGGGATATAACACAATCTGGGCTAATGACTTCAGACATGAAGCATGTGAATCTTTTAGAAATCATTTTGGGGATGTAATCCTTGAAGGTGATATTGAACAGGTAGACCCTTATGAAGAAGGTGCAATACCTGATTGTGACTTAATTTTGGGTGGCTTCCCATGCCAAGATTTCTCTATCATTTGGAAACGTCCTGGACTCAACGGAGAACGCGGAAATCTATATAAAAGTCTTCTAAGATTTATAGATGCAAAGCATCCAAGAGCATTTGTTGCTGAAAATGTCAAAGGATTATTGACGGCAAACAAGAGAAAGGCAATAAAACAAATAATTGAAGATTTCCAATCTTTGAATCCTGGCTATTTAATAAAGCCTCATTTGTATAATTTCGCAGACTACGGAGTCCCTCAGTTCAGAGAGCGCGTTCTTATTGTAGGCATCCGTCTTGACACTGGTTTCAATTTTGTACACCCCCAACCAATGTATGGTCCGGGTAGAGAAAATCCCTATGTAACGGCAGGCGATGCATTAAGAGGTGTGGAACAAGTTGATTTCAACAATGAACATTTAAGAGTTACAGCACGCACCCAACACATTATTGATATGATTCCAGAAGGCGGTAATTTTACTGCTATTCCTAAAGATTCGCCATACTATGTTCATGGAATGATTAGCCATGTATATAGAAGAATTGACAGGAATGAGCCATCTAAAACTATCATTGCAGCTGGAGGTGGAGGAACTTGGGGGTATCACTACCCAGAGCCACGCCCACTTACAAATCGAGAGAGAGCGCGCATACAATCGTTTCCTGACGACTTCGTTTTCTTTGGAAGTACAACAGAAGTAAGACGGCAGATAGGAAATGCAGTACCACCAGTTGGCGTGCATGCCGTGGCAGATGCTTTGATGCCCCTTTTCACAGGCGATTATGAGCCAGTAGACCTCTACGCTGAACAAGAGCGTTTAAGTAGATTATCAATAGAAGAAAGAGTAAAATTATTTTAGGAGGATTTCACATGGAATTTCTGCTTACAAAAAATCCCCAATTCTCAGGAAAGTTTGAATCAAGAGAAGTAAAGGATTTCTATAAAGATCTCGTCGAAGACGCAGATCAATTTAATATTGCAACTGGTTTTGTCTCCAATGTGTCAATATTGGAGTTGGAAGATTTAGTAACATATAGACAGAAGAACACGGCAAAGGCAATGAAGCTCAATCTGTTTATCGGAATGAACTACATTGAGCAATTTACAAAATTGCAGTATGATGCTTTAATGGAATTGAACAAACACCTACAGATGGATAATCTCGGAGATGTTTTTGTTTCTAAAGAGTTAAGGTATCACGGTAAGATGTACTCTTTTTTAAAGAACGGAGTATGTGAGGCAGGGTTTATAGGATCTTCCTATCTTGGCAGTTTCTTAGGAACTACTTCTGATTATATTGAATCAGATTTATTGTTACAGGACGAATCAGCAGCTCTTTTGAATAATCGTATTAGCAATATAATCGAAGCTCTTGGAACAAAGTTTTCGGATTTACCAGAGATAGTTGACTTTAAGAAGCCTGTATTTAATTTGTTAGATGACAATAGTTATGTGGAGAAGGTGTCTGATGACAAATACAATGAAGTCTGCTCAAATAGTTTAGGCTATCATATCGTTGTACCTTTAAAGGTCGGCAATAAGGCTGGCAAGAGCAACCTAAATACTTATTTCGGAGCAGGTAAAATCAAAGGTAGATTTAGTCCGAGAAACTGGTATGAAGCAGAAATCATAATAAGCAAGAAGCTCGAAAACTTGGATAAACTACCCCAAGAAGACGAAGAGTTCACTGTCATTACTGATGATCATTTTATGTTTAAATGTAAGCGTCAGGGTGATTATGGTAAGAATCTAAGGACAGTAGGCGATTTGCGCATTCTCGGCAAGTGGATAAAAGGCCATATGGAAGCAGAAGGTGCTCTTAAGTTAGGAGAAATGGTAACTGAAGAGACTTTGGAAAAGTTCCACAAATCAAAGTTGGTGTTCACCCCGACCAAATCTGGTATTTGGCTTCTAAAAATGGAATAACTTATGTATTTAGAAAAATATCTATCACAATTAAACAATCAAGGTTTGGAAACTTCTGTATTAGACGTTTCCAAACAGATTGATGATAATGTAAAGAAATTCTTTACGTTCAAAGATAACGTAACCGGCTTGTTGTTCGGTAATGTTCAAAGTGGAAAGACTGCTCAAATGTTAGGAGCTATCGCAAGATTTGCGGATGAAGGATACATGATATTCTTGCTTCTTACCTCTGACAATGTTGATTTACAAAGACAAACATTTCTACGAACCCAAAGTTCTTTGATTGATTTCAATGTCCTTTCTGAAAGGGACGATTTGAAATTTCTGCAAGATGGTCTTCGCAAACCTACAGTTATCGTATTAAAAAAGAATGGTCGAATACTAAAGAAATGGCGTGAAATATTGTTGTCTTGTCAGTCTTGTAAGGGAAAATTCCTAATGATTTTTGATGATGAGGGTGATAATGCAAGTCTGAATACATTGGTCAATAAGAATAGGCAAAGTACTATCAACAAGAACTTGGATGCCATTAAAGATTCTGCAAGTAGCTGTGTATATTTTGAGGTGACAGCTACACCACAATCATTGATTCTTCAGTCAGAGATTTCAGGATGGCATCCTAAGTTCGTCAATTATTTTAAACCTGGGAAAGGTTATTTAGGCGGAGATTTCTTTTATGCAGATCCAAAGCCATTTTGTATCAAGTTTACCAAAGAAAATGAACTTGATGATGTAACTGCAGAAGATGACAATTATTGTCCTGAAGGACTTCAAGAAAGCATATTGTATTTTCTAATAGAATGTGCTCATAAAAAATTAAAGGGAGAAACAAATTGCAACTTTATGATTCATCCCAGCATAAGAACTGGGATACATTCTAAATTTGCAACAAGGGTTGAGGAGCATCTTAATCTTCTTCAGGAAGCTTATGGGGAAAAAGATTTTATACAGAATCTTAAGATGGCATGGGCAGATTTACAAAAAACAGCCCCTAATATAGAAAGCTTCGATGACATTAAGGATACTGTTTCTGTTCTTCTTGATGACATGCAAATAAACGTGTATGTTCTAAATTCAAAAAGTATAACTGGAAGAGACCCCAATAACCCTGATGCGCTTGATTTGTCAAAAGGCTATAACATAGTTGTTGGGGGAAACACCTTAGGACGTGGTATAACCTTTCCTCATTTGCAAATTGTATATTATTGTCGAGCATCCAAGACTCCACAAGCAGATACATTTTGGCAACATTCTCGTATATTCGGTTACGACCGTGAGGCAAGTCTTGTAAGGATTTTTATCCCTAAAAGCCTATATAAACTCTTCAGCGAGTTAAGTAAGGCCAACATGGTATTGATTAAACAGATAGAAGACAGAGGTATAGATGGCGTTCAGCTTATTTATCCCAAAGGAGTACGCCCAACAAGAAGTAATGTCTTGGATAATAAATTCTTGCAAATGCTTTCTGGTGGCGTAAACATCTTCCCGAACGAACCGATTGGAGGAAATACGAAACAGATAGATCCATTGGTTATGGATTATAAGGACTCAAAAGTCCAAGAGGTTTCAGAAGAATTGATTTTGAAATTATTGGACAATGTAGGAAGTTTGTATAGAGAGGATTTTGACAGTGAAACATATAAAAACTGTGTTCGCGCATTATCCAAGAAACGTCCTAAGATGAAGTATAGGCTCATAGTCAGGATAGATCGTGATATAGCAAAAGGTACTGGTACATTACTTTCTCCAAATGATAGGGCATTGGGAGATAACTATCAGAACGACGTCGTGTTGACACTTTACAGAGTCAATGGAGATGTTTCCAAAGGATGGAACGGTAATCCTTTATGGGTACCTAATATTAAGTTTCCAAGTGATTGTTGTTTCTATAATGCTGAATAGCTATGAGATCATTAAAGAAATATGAAGCAAAAATAAACAAGGCATTTATCGATGCGAATGAATTGAATCATTTGCAGATGTTTTCAGATGCTGTACTATCTAAGGGACGTATTTATCTTATTGATGAATTTCGTGAATACCTTAGTAAAGAGCTAAAGAAATCAGATGTTTCTGCAAGTGCTTGTATATCAAGAGTAAAACGTATCGATAAAGAATGCTTATCAAGGTTTAAATCGGTAGATTTATTCTTGTATATTCCTTTCATGATATCAACTTCAAATGACCTTGCTATTAAGGTTCTTAATTGGATAGAGAAATTTCTCTCTATAGAATTGACAAAACGTGAATACAGCAATGGAAATTCTCTTCCAAATAGGCAATTCAGTGATTGTAAATCTGCTTTTATCAAATATAAACAATTCTTAGAATTGCAAATGTCTTCCAATAAAGACATAGACAAATTTGATGTGAGAAATGAACAATTGGTAATTCCTAAATTATCAAAATTAGGTGTAGAAAAGATCAACATTCAGATGACGAACGCATAAAAATAGTTCATCAGACTTTATTAAGATACTTAAAAATGACTGATTTTTACAGGTACTTAAAACCAACATTAAATAAGCTATCCCGACTAAATGTTTGGGATAGCTTATTTGTAATTCGACAATATTGCAATAATGAGTTTGAAAATAATGGATTAGATAAAGTTCATAAAGAGAGCATAGAGAATTTTAACGTATACCCTATTCATGTATATATCGCAGATTTTTTGATTTCTGCGTCGTTAAAATATTCACAAATATGCAAAAGTGAATATTCTTTACGAAAGGTTAAAGAAAGATACAAGATATGTACAGAGATATATAAGGTTTATGAAAAAGCTAATAAAATTTTAAAAATTCATCCTGCGATTGGATTGAAGGCACACATCCTTAGCCAACGTAAAATGCAGCATTACCAGCTGTATTATGAACGTATGTACAAATACTATTATTTATTCTCTTCAGAAAGCCTCAAAGAACATGTGCAAAACACATTAGGATTCAACGTTAAAGATTATTTTTTGCTGGCAGTATGTTTGTATTTAGAATTTTCAAAATCATTTTCATTAACAAGAACTAATCTTATTGATAGCTTTGAGAAAGCCAAGAATCCATGGACCCAAGAAGAGTTTCATAAATTATTTGAAATCTTATCATTGAATATTAAAGATGTAAGATATAATAAAAATTTTGATTGCTCAAATGATGCTTTGATGTTGTTTTATAACAATGCCCAACATGTTATGCGCCCATTACTGTGTGATGGTGATAATATCTATTGCCCTATTCCAATCTACATATTGAATTCTTGCATTGAGGGGCTGCAATTTCACGCGGACTTAAAAAACAATACTGTATTGAATAACGAATTGGCTCATAACTTAGAAAATTATATAGGAGAGCAACTTTCATATTTTTCTGATGAAAAGATATTCAAGTACAAGAAAGAGATATCGTACACAAAAGAGAGGAAGACATCTGACTGGTTGATATATGACGATGAGAATATTATATTTTTAGACTGTAAGCTAAAAAAACTAACAATAGACGCATCTAAATCTTTATCAATAGACAATTCCATTGTCGATGAGATAATTGATAGTCATAAACTAAAGAATAGAAAGAAAATAGAAAGTCTCAAAGAAGGTTTATCTCCTCTTATGAAAGACATATTATCATTTGGGGTTGATGTAGGAAAGATTTTATGTTGTTATTATGATTGGAGAAATAACATGGTTAAGGAATTACCATATAATAAGGACTTAAGAGTTTTCGCTGTTATATTAACATTAGAAGAAACATATTGTAATGTTTTTGAAATAAAAGAATGCATTGATAAAATAGCATTAGCTTATTTGTATGAGAAGAGAGGCCATAAATTAAAGGATGTAATCACTACCAAATTCATCTCAAGTTCTACTTTTGATATGGTTATACCTAAGATAAAAGAAAAAGGACTCTACAAAACATTCTTTGAAATTGAATTAAATATTGAGAAATATGGATTTAACGATTGGTTAAAAGAAGGATTCGATGAATTAGTGAAATAAAATTATAATGAAATCCTTTTTCATATTTGTATGATATGCCTTTGGAGAAAGTATACTTAAAAAATATAGAGGGTTTGAAGGTGTTGTTTTGAAGATAGATGGAAGCATAAATTACACTCCTGTCAAATTGTCTGAAGTATTATCTGAATAATTTTAATGATAATACTGGTTGAAAATGAAAAAAAACGGCAAGATTGCTAAAATAGTTCATTGAAAAATTGCTTGATTCAGTATAAATCAGTATTTTTGCTGAATAAAAATGGCAATTTTGCCGAAATATTTCAATATACATATTATGCAGATACAAAGAGACTTCTATTTACAGCAACTGATAGACGGCAAGCAAAATGGATTAATAAAGATAATTACCGGAATTCGCCGGTGCGGAAAATCATATTTACTTTTCACACTTTTCTATCAGTATTTGAAAAACAGTGGCGTGACAGAAGATCATATTATAAAGATTGCACTTGATGATATTGAGAGTGCAGACCTTCGTGATCCACTGGCATTGTATAAGTATATCAAGGCGAAAATGGTGGATGATGATTTATACTATATACTTCTTGACGAAGTACAACTTGTAGCGAGATTTGAGGAAGTGCTTAATAGTCTTTTGCGCATGGACAATGCGGATGTCTATGTAACGGGCAGCAACTCAAAGTTTCTTTCAAGCGATATTATTACCGAGTTTCGAGGACGTGGTGACGAGATTCGTCTTTATCCGTTGTCATTGTCAGAATATTGTGAGGGAACAGGACTGAAACCTCATGAAGCTTGGAAAGACTATTATACATACGGAGGGCTTCCTCATGTGCTGACACTTGAAACAGAGAAGAAAAAGTTAGACTATCTCTCAAATCTATTTGAGAGTGTCTATTTGTTAGATATTCTTGAACGTCATCGTGTCAAAAACAAATCTGAATTTGAAGATTTGGTTCGTATTGTAGCATCAGGTATTGGGGCACCAACAAATACCGCAAAGTTGTCAAACACCTTTAAGAGTGTAAAGAAAGTAGCTATAAGTTATAATACGATAGACAAATATCTTGGATATATGCAAGATGCGTTTATCATAGAGAAGGCCACAAGATTTGACATTAAAGGCAAGAAATATATTGGTAGTCTTGCTAAATACTATTTTACAGACATGGGGTTGAGAAATGCCGTTCTTGGTTTAAGACAGCAAGAAGAGAGCCATATAATGGAAAACGTCATATATAATGAGCTGCGCCGTAGAGGATGTAAAGTGGATGTTGGTATTATGGAGCAACGATATGTAAGTAAAGACGGTAAATGGCAGAGGAAACAACTTGAAGTAGATTTCGTTGTCAATGAAGGCAGCCAAAAGTATTACATCCAATCTGCATTAGCCATGCCAGACGAGGAAAAGCGTAAACAAGAAATGGCTTCACTTTTGAGAATAGGCGATTCATTCAAGAAAATAATCATCGTGAAAGATGATATTAAACCTTGGACTGACGAGAATGGTATTCTTACAATGGGATTAATGGATTTTCTTATGGGTGACACAATAGATTTAAACATCTAAGATTAGCTTATACATATCTGTCCCATTCACCTCAAATATACATACATCTCGAAGCTGCCAGATTTCGTTGGAGTCCAGCAGCTTCGTTTTATATATTAAGAAATCTTATGGTATGATAAATTGCGAAAATGATCAGTTTGTTGCAGACAAGCCTAATTTCTTTTTCAAGATATCAAGTGCTATTTCATAGATATCAACATTCTCTTTTTCGCAAATTTCAAAAGCTTCTTCCACGAGACGATTGTAGATTTCGCACTCTTCAGGTGTGAAAGCATTAGTTCCATCTGCTGACATGTAATCCTCAAACATATCATTAGGATTGAAATTCACATTGCGCTCATCGACGATGTAGCGGAAGAACTTTCTTACATCATCAACATTGTTTGTAAATGATTTTTTAGTCCACTGCATAAGCATACTATTTATGAACAAAGATAATAATAATTCGTCCAAATAAGCATGTTAAGCACTTCTTTTTATGAAATATTTTAAGGTGCTACATATACACCTCAATTCCATTCACTTCAAATATACAAACATCTCGAAGCTGCCGGATCTCGTTGGAGTCCAGCAGCTTCATTCGCCTTGTGCCTTTGTAGAAGTCATATTTGAGGGAGATGCAGCGGTGCCAGGATTGGATTTCACCGCTGCGAGTCCATAGACGGATATCGATGGGTTCGGGACTGGAGAGTATTTTGCGGAGGGTGGTGATGTGGATTGATTGCATAGCGATGTGGATTAGTCGAAGGTACGGTGGAAAGGATCATCGAAGATGTTGTTGCCGTAGTCGATGGTGATTGGGAGATGATGGCTGCTATACTTGTACTTGAACTTGATGCTGTTCGTGGCGTTATCGGCATCGGAGATTTCACTGTTTATGTCAGTGATGGTGATGGGTGCCAGTGCACCACCTATCTCAACGATGTTGACATAGCGAGAAAGGAGGAGCTGGGAGAAGTGTTTGGCTTCCTCGAAGGTAAGCATCGAGGACTCCACATCATACTCGTAGGCGGACTTGTCATCATAGAAGGTGGTGACACCGAGCGAGGTGGCAGTGGAACGGTCGAGGTCGAGCTTGCTCTTTGTGACGCAAGTGAGGTGTATGTATTCATCGCAGTTGAACTCATTGCGCACGAGCAGCGTGAGGTTCGGTGTGCGGTCAGTGACATAGAACGTCTTGGCAAGAAAGCCACGATGAACGGTGAACTGGAGCAGTCGGCACTTGCTGCCGATGCGGGTTTCTATAGCAATAGGACTTATAATGTCACGTATCAAGGTAGTGTTCTTGGTGTCCACTTTAGCATCCTCGATGCGCACCATGCGAGGTGTAGACTCGCCATCGAAGAGAGCCAGGCACTCGGTGTAGCCCTGCAGCGTGACATCAGGCAAATAAAACGCCGAAAGAGTCTGAAACGAATTGCGTGGAATGGTGAACATCGAGCGTGTGGTGAGGAAGAACAGCTGTACGAAGCCCATGGCATTTGTGGCGAGGCTCAGACGAGAGTAAATGAAATGGCGCTCTGGCGTGGTCGTTTCTTCAGTCTTTGTGTCCGCTGTGATGACGAAGTTGGCGAAGACACGTTGCTTATCCAGCATGTGTCCCTCGATGATGGAGCGAGCATCATAGAGCATGGCGATGTTGTTGTAAGGGTAAAGCGTAGTTTCAAAGATCGTGTCAGGACCACATGCGATAGTGACATATACCGAAGCAGCATCAGAAGATATTTCAATCTCCGATGGGATGTTGCAAGTGAAGACGTAGAGAGTAGGATTATAATTGATTTTCAGCATGACCTTTTTGTTTTCAAAGATAACAGGCTTTGCCTGTATAAGAAAAGACCCAACCGCAGCGTTGCTCTGCACGGCTCGAAGGACAAAGGGCTTTAGTATGGAGTGTAGGCAAGTGCGGACTTGTTACGATCTTGCAGCAGCGACAGAAGAAAGCCCGACTCCTTCGAGCCGGGCGGAAGTGGAAGACTGCCTAAGCAGCCTTTTCAGCCTTTGGCTTGCGCCCTCTTTTCTTCTTAGGCTTTTCCTCTACTGGAGCTGGCTCCGGCTTCTGCACCTCCTGCGCCGCAGCCCCTTGTGGGGCTTTGGCTTTTGCAATCTCTTGCGAGAGGCGTGCGAGGCAATTATCAGAGATGTTCAATCCCAACCTCTTTTTGAGGAGGAAGGCGAGGCGCATAGCCTTGTATGCACTTGTGCAATACATCTTATCTGAACTGTTATCGCTTGTGTAAACGACCCATACATTGTTTGTGGACTTGCCGGAATTGGCTTTAGCTGCTAAAATGACATTTGAAGTATTCATAACTTTCTTATTTTAAGAGTGAAACAATCTGATTAGTGAATGAGATAGACTTCGATATAGCTGATGTCTATAAAGCTGTCAGCTGCGAGTGCTTACGCCTTGGCGCTTGCCTCAGAATGGCTGTCCGCCTCGATTTCATATTCGATATACTCGCCATCCTCTCCATTGATGACAACCTGATAGAGATTGCTTGACAATTCAACCTGTCTTGAACTTCTTTTACCGAAGTGATATTCTGAATTAAAAGTGGTGTGTACCATAATCTTTAAAATTTTATTTGTTCGACTTAAAAGTGAAGCACCGAAGTGCTTTTGTAATTTTTACGTGCATACAAGGAGCAGCAAGGAGAAGGCATGTAAATGCAAGGGATAGACAAGATTATTTCATCCTTCAGGGCTTGAAAGATTTTGGAATGAGGCAAACCTGCCCCAAAAACTTTTGAAAAAATCTTAGGCTAAGCGTGGAGCGCGACCCTTTCAGAATGCCGCTTGCGCTAACTTTGCAAAGGAAAAATCAGAAAGCATTACATTTGGTAAGTGCTTCACGTCGAACAAATAAAATGATTTGGTACGAAAGAACACCACTTCAGAATATTACTCCGGAATAATAAAAGAAGAAGACTGGTGATATGAATTGTGCAATCTCTGTTGTCATCATAGGATGGGATGGCTACTTCTTTCATGATGAAATCGTGGCAGACAGATACCTATCTTTTAGGCAAGCAGAAAGGCGGATGTGCTTGTGGCTACAAAAATGAACATCTGCAGTATCGGAGTTCATTCACTAATGAGAGTGTGGAACGGATGAGAAAAGGCAAATATGAATACTTGTCATTTTGGTGGCGAAATAAAAGCCGATTCGTCCACAAACATTGCATGGGACGGTGGAACAAGCTACCAAGATAACAGCATAGGATAGATGCACAAAGTGCAGAAAAGGCGGTGCGCCACGCCTTACTCCTTTGAAAATCGGGATTGGCTACCTTTCGTTATTGACTCTCACGCCTGAGAGATTGCAAAAGCCAAAGGTGCGGAGAGCGAAGCGATGGAGGTGCTGAAGACGGAGCATACCGCTGAAAAAAGAAAAGCCTTCATCCAGCGTTGGGCGCAAGACAAAGGCGTATAGGAAAGGGTGATTAGGCAGTGTTTCACTTCAACAGAGTTAAAGTAACTCTATATGACTATACCCTATAAAATAAGTAACGCCCCCCAAGTATGCTGCTCGAAAGCTCGCCTGGGAGGCCTATTATCTTTAAGTTTAATAACTATCTATTAAATTTTCTGCTGCAAAATTACAATTAGTTTTTGTGATAACAAAGTTTTTCAAGCAAAAAAATGTTATTTCCAAAAATTATCGTCTTTCCAATTAGCAGGAAATCCCATCGAATTAAGATTTATTACGTGCGAATATTTTTCGAGCAAATCAACCAATCGCTTTTTAAATGATGTTCGTGGGTTTATTGTCTGCAACAGGTAGTATATCATACACACAGAATAGTACACCTTGTTTCTTTTTGCCGTATCAGGGTTGGATATCCATTTGAGATTTCTTGAAAACTCCAGTTTCTCTGGCACAATATTCATATCTCTATTCCACATTCTTGAATGATGGGCACACAAGTTTCTTGTGAAATTCAAAGCATGAAGCCACGATAGAAATGTTTGCGGTGGCAAAGAAAAATACTTAGCAATGCCAACAATATCAGCACGTCTCTTTAATCCGTCACAAATACGAGACAACTGGCTGAAATACATTATTTCTACACTCATCCAAGAAGGCGGATTTTCCGGTTCTGAATAAGTATCACGATAATGTTGGATAAATGTTTCAGAGCGGTCGTTATGCAATCTATCCTTAATATGTTGCTGCATATCTGCAAAAACATCATCAGTGAAAGTAGATCCATCTCTACGTCTACGAGTTATTGGACCTTTGAAAATACTACGATTGTCTTGCCAATGTGAGCCGTATTTCAAACTTAACTGATTAACGATTTGGGTTCGTATTGCTATTTCAATGCGTTCAATGGCATCAAATAAAAGCAAACGCAATTTGCGGTCAAATTTATATAAATCATATACCATTTCCCAAGTGGTATCAGGAACGAATCTGTCAATAACAACACCATTTTGACATTCCTTAAATGGAAGCATATATGCACTAAGTCTGTAATAACTGATGTTGGCAAGAGTTTTCTCCACTCTTTTCTTATTGTTTACAACAAGCCCCCTGGCAATAAGCAAGTCCACTTGTTGCGAGAATGTTAGGGCCGGTTTATTATATTTTACCATGATAATCAAATTTAGACTGCAAAGATAACATAAAAATGGCGTACTTCATTATTTCAAAGCTAAATACTGCAACATTTATTTATCTCACACCACCAATCGCAATTGGGTATAAATCGTGCTGTGGGAACTTCTCGCAGCCGATATAGAGGGTGTCGAAGGCATCGGTGCCGTCGGTACGGTGTTCGAGAAGGTCTTCTTCGGACTCCGGCTGCTTCTCCATGGACTTGTTTTTGCGGAAGCCGTTGCGTCCTCGCTCTACTCCTGCGGACTGGATGGCGAGGATAAGGTCATCGTTGTTTTGGCGGTTGAAGTACGGCATAAGGCGTTGCTTCCCGGCAAAGCCCTGGTTGATGAGAAGGTATTTCTCATCGTGTCGCATCGGGTTGCCGAGGTACACGTCAACGACCTGCCATCCGTGGCGCTCGAACTCATGGACTACCACCCAATGGAAGTCCTGGTCGTTCACGGCATAGTTAGAGCCGAGGGCAGTGGCATCGTAGTAGTAGATGACCGTCTTGTTAGGATGCGGAGCATAGTAAGTGCAGAAGTCGGCAACGAGCGCAGGGATTTTGCGCTCGAACTTCACATAGAACGATTTGAGAATGTTCAGACGATTGCCACGAGGCTGACCGCAAACGATCCAGTTGATATTGGCGTTGTAGTCCATGCCAATGCAGAGAGGCTGCATAGGGTCGATGTCCGAGTCCGTGCGACAGTCGAGCGAGCTGTTAAGCGTGGAGAACTGGTTGTTGGCGTGGATGGTGTAAAGATCCTGCTGCGCCTCCTTGATGATGCGGTCGTAGCCGAGCGAGTCGAGGTAGTCGAAATCCGATGCATCATATTTGTGGTACTCCTGCATTGACGAGTAGAAGCCATCGTGCGAGATGCCAATCTTCTGACAGAGGATAGAAGTCTGGAAAGTCTTTGGCGTGAGGTCGCGCTTCATCTGCCGGATATACTCTTCACCGAGAAGCTGTAGGTTTTCGAGTGTGGAGTACTCCTTATAATAGACCGCTACCGAGCGCATTTTGTTTAGACTCTGGTCGAGCCATTTGAGGTAATTAGGCAGATAAGAAGGAATGGGCTTGTGCAGCTCTTTGAGCTGTGCAATGCGCTCCTTCGTCTGCCAAATCTTGTAGATCGTGCCCTTGATGGTGTCAATCAACTCTGTGTCCATCTTATCCTCGTAGTGCAGGAACCAAGAACCCTTAGTAGTCTGAGGCATATCCGAAAGCACCATCATGGAATGGTTAAAGCTGTGGTGCCCGAAGTACGAGCGTATGCCACCATTTGCAGGTAGAGTCTCGTCCTTCAGTTTGTTGTAATCAATGAACTTCGCCTCGTCAATGAGCAGCCACGAGAGCGTGAGCGAGTTGGAAGAGCCCGGGCGGTCCTGACTGATGATGATAGCCACGCTACCATTATAGAACGTGATGACATGCTCATAGTCAGCTGGTTCGGTGATAGGCTTAGAAAACGACTTCGGCGGTTTTCTGCCTACCACATAATGAACGCCATTGATATACCCCCAACGCTTCCATGCTGCAAGCAGACCAGGGAGCGTATTCGTCAAGCCATGCTTGAACGTCGGCACGACGATACCACCAGTAGATCCAGGCATACGCTGCATGTTACGCAGCACGAAAGGCGAGGCGATAGAGTCCGTCTTGCCCGTGCGTCGTCCAGCCACGATGACCGTAGTCTTCGCACCGATGTATTGCGTCAGGAGCTGAGGTTTGTTGAAGTACACACGCTTAGAGTGTTGCTTCGCTTCGATGTCCCAAAGGGAAGTGTCAACTTTGTTCGTCATTGTCTTCAGGCTTAAAGATGTCATCAAGCACAAGGTCTGCTTGTTCGTATTCGATGTTCTCCGTGTCAGGGTGCGTCGTGGTAAGCTCCTGGGTGAGCTTTCTGATGCGGTCGTCGATGTTCGGAACTGGCGTGATGCCCACAACACGCGGGTCAGTAGTCGGGAAGAACGGTTGGACGACAATCATGTGATACGGCACAGATTGCTCGTCCTCAATGTCAATGCGGTTGAACTTCGCATAAGAAGTGGCCGCTTTCTCCATCGTCTTCGTGTCCTTACGCTTCTTCGCCATCTGATACGTCTCCATAATCATCTCGTTATAGCGCCAGCGATGGAAGTCGCGCGTACACTCCGATAGGTTCGGGAGCAGAGCCTTGACGATTTTCAAGTCCGCATACGCCGTGACTTGCGAGAGTCCATAGCGACTGCGCAGCTCGTCGACAAACTGACGATCCTTCATGTCAGGGTTGGCGATAGACCATGTGACCATGTCGCGCAACCGCAACAAGTGCTCCACTTGCGGAATGGGGTAACGCTCCTCCAACTCCGCCTTAGCGGTGTAGAGGTCTTGCTTTGCTATTTCTATGATGTTGAGCTGGGACATGATTGTTGGTGTTATGGTTATGATGGTAAGCCGAACTAAGCCTTTCTAAGCCTTTCTGAGCCGTGGTGTGATGGCTATTGAGGGCTATTCATCATCCTCCATATCGAGGAGATTGTTACGAGTGTTTTCAAGAGCGAGTGGAGAGCCGACGTAGGCGAGCTGCATCTCCTGATGCAATAGCTTGACACGTGAAGCAGCCTTGCCACGGTGGTAACGCTGCGAAACGGCTGTTGTGCGGTCAGCAATGTCACGGCGTAAATCCTCTGGTGGAACACCGAGAATTACAGCCATATCGCTTATTTTTAGGTAGATTGAAGCATACTGCTCTATCTGTGTTAAAGTTTCTTCTGAATATACCATATTTTAATTGTTAGCACCAGCAGCGTTGATGCGCTGTTGGAAAAGGTCGGTTAGCGGAACGGAATGGTTCTTTATAAGATCCATGACGGACGCATGAAGAGTATTGAAGATGTCGGGCGAAGTGGAGATGAACGTGGACTCATGGCGGTTGCCTCGTGTGAGGTTCTGCGAGGTAACGACACTAATCTGTTCACCTGACTCCGCTTGCACGAGAAGAATTTTGGAATGGTTGTCGGCAAGATAGGTGCGCTTCATCGTCTGTGTGATGAACGCCCAAAGTTTTAGCGTTTTGTTCGTAGCCTTATGGTCGAGAACAAGATTAAAGGCAGATATGTTGCCGGACTTCTCGATGAAGAAGAGCCTACGCAGGAACTCCTCGGAGATGGAGAACGAAGTCTGCCAAATCTCCGCTTTACCGACCTGTCCCAAAATCCACTCTAAGACGTCCGCCACCTGAAGAGCATTGGAGAGATACGCCTGGTGTGAACATTCAGAGAGTGGCTTTAGGATGTCATCTATGTTGATGTTGCGCTTCACTACTTCTTGGATTTAGACTTGGACTTCGGCTTGGAAGGAGTGGCATCCTCAGGCTGCTCAGCTAATTGGTCCGTTGGCGATGGACCAATTTCTGGTTCCTTAGTCTGCTCCTCTTCGCTTTCTTTGGTTTCGGTATTTGCTGCACTTTCTGCCTTTGTCACATAATGGTCATAAGTGTCCCAATTTGCGTGCAACTTTTTATCGAGATTTATAAACTCGTCGAGTAACGGCTTGCGTTCTGCAGCCGGCACCTGCTTAGTAGAGTCCGACAACAAGCGTAGGCGCAAATGGAGTTCACGCATACGATGAGTGATATCAAGGTTCTCGACATAGAGAGCCTGGATATCCTCAGGCAGCGAGTCGTGATCCGCACGCTTGCCTGCCTTAAAGTCCGTAGCAGGGTTCGTGTCCTTATTCGAGAACTCTGTTCGACTTGCCACGATAGCATCCACTTGCTCCTGCATGATGTTCACCTCGTCGTGGGCTTCGACCTCACGGCGAGCTTTGAGGAAGGCACGGAGCTTGCCTTCGATGAACTCAGCCTTGCCCTTAGGATTGATGCTGAGATTACGATACATTATGGTGTTGTTGGTGAGTTGGAGAAGAAGGATTGCACCCTCGTTCCAGTCACGCTCAGCAGATGGAGTGTCGAGCCATTGCTGGAGTTTGTCAGTCAGATTGTTCATAATGATTACAATTTATTATTGATACCAGTAAAGAACACACAATTCTTGTGATGTTCGGTAAGCACATTGCGCATTGCCTTCAGCGTAGAGCCAGTAGTAACAAAGTCATCGAAGACGATGCAGTTAGGCTCTTTGGGGAGATTGTTCATGGTGAATACCGCCCCAATACGCTGCTTTGAATGGCAGAAAGCAACATCCTCGTAGAACGGGATGTTCAGCTGATTAGCTATCAGCTCGCTGATACGAGTGGCGAAGTTCTTTACGAGATGGCGACGTTTGGGAGTGGTGACTATACACCACGCCCCTGTGTTCAGCTCCTCACCGAGGATGTCACATATAAGTGGCGAGATGCTATCAGCGAAGAACGCCACCATACTATCGTCGCCCTTGATATCCGTCAGCGTTCTGCCATACAGCGACTTCTGCCATAGAGAGATGAAGAACGTGTCCGCCCGTCGAGTAAGCCGGACGCGCCGGGTGAAGTCGCACCGCGCTTCGACCGACTTATCCCACGCCTTGCGTTTCTCGATGGCGAATATGTCCTTCTGTTCATGCGTAGCATCCTTTGAGAACAGATCAAGCGGACCCGATAAGTCCGGCACGGAAATGTCATTCAAGAATTCCTGCATGTCTATCGGAGTCCGCTTGTCCATGGTCAACTATGATTATAACTTTACTCGCCGTTACGCTGCGCAATCAATGTCGCCGTCCTCAGTGGTGATAGTGCCAGTATAGAACGGAGCCGGACACTCGTCCGATGCCTCCACGTTGATAGTGGTGCCGGTGGTGCCAGTGGCACCCTGACCGAGATCCTGCGTGACGGTGGTCTTGGTAGTCCACTTGTCACAACCCACGACACGATGCTTGCCCTTCATGTCCTCGACGATGAAGACGTTGTCGTTGTTATTGAGGTAAGCAGCTGCAGCCGATGCCGCCTCGCTTACCGACGGATGAACCGCCACGAGTTTGTTGAGCTGCGTCTGTGACGGCAGTTCACCCTGTGCCTCACTTGTGAGTTGCGACTTCTCAGGAAGGATGTCGATGTATTTCCATACAGCGTTTTCCTTCAACGTGAAGGAGCCGTCATAGACAGAAGAAGTGACACGTCCGACCTCGTTATGAGGAAGTCTAGGCCAAACAAGAATATCATTCTTGGATGTATAATACACACGGCGACGCACACCAGGAAGTTCCGGTGTGCCCATCGCCCATGCAAGAGATTTTTGTACGTCTGTATTAGATGCTGCCATAATTACTATTGTTAAGAGTTAGACTATAAGCCAGCCAGTTCAACGACCTTCAGGCGGCGCTTGTCGATAGACTCGAACTGTACACCGAAGAACATGGTGGCGATGTACGAGAGAAGGAACGCATCGAAACGTTCAACGTCAACAGATTCCACGTCGCCCATCTGGTCATATCCATAAAGCATATTGATTTTTGGCGAGATGTGGATATACTTCGAGTCCGTCTTGTTAGCGAGCGGACAGAAGATAAGTTTGCCGTTAGAACCCTCGACAGTAGGCTGATTGTACTGCGTGTTATACGGAATTCCGCTGTGTGTGAGAAGATAACCCTCGTTATACTTATCCACGAAGTCCTGCGAGCAGTACATGAAGAGAGTCTGCGAGCGAAGACGAGGGTCGAGCGAGAACAGAATCTCCTTAGCCACGTCAACAGCGTTGGCAGAGGTGAAGGCATCCGTCAGTTTGAGGTAATTGCCGTTCTCCTTAGCGAGAGCACCAGAAGTAACCTCCTTCTTTGTGATGGTATCGAAGCCATCGAAGAGATCCTGGGTGGTAGTACCGCTTGCGTTGCGCACACCGCTCCAGATAGCATCATTGAGCTTTTCGGAGAGCGACTTGGCGATAAGTCCAAGCACCTCGCGAGCCGTAGGAACAGACTTCTGTCCGTCGCCCTTAGTGGCACCCGTGCCGAGGAGCGTAGAGATAGCCGAGTTAGGCTCGAACTTCGCGACCACCGAACCGAAGAAAGTTTCAAGAGTTCGGAAGTCCAACTGCAAGTTCACGTCCTCAGAGCGAGTTGGCGAGTAAGGAGCGAACTGTGCCGAAGCGTTGAGCGTGCCCACACTCTCCTTGTAGCGGATGCCAGGGCGACCGGTCATAAACTTAAGAGTCTCGTCGCAGCCGATAATCGGCAGACGAAGGAAGTCAGAACGCCACTTTCGAGCAGCATCCTTGTATTCTTGTAGGGTAAATTGTAGTTTTCCTGCCATAGTTGGAGTTTTGAATTATGATTTGTAAGTTGTTAAGGCAAGGAGTCAAAGAGAGCCTGAGCCGAGTTGGTGGTGTCGTAGAACTTCTCGATGTCAGACTTTTCGGTGTTGGTGCCACCGTCCTTCTTGTCATCAACAACCGTGTTAGTGGTGTCAGCAGGGAGCTTTTTCAGTTTCTCCTCCAAATCGCTGTTAGCCTTAGTCAGGCGGTCAACGTCAGCCGAGAGTTTGGTGATTTCCTTGTACTTCGCTGTGATGTCCGCCTCAATAGAGTCGAGCTGTGCCGTGGTAAGCGTAACCTTGTCATCGTTAGCTTCCAGCGAGTCGCAAGCGAGAGTCTTGCAAATGTTAGAATAGGTCTTTTTCATTTTTTCTTCAGAAGATATGGTTGGAATAATTTTATTGGGTTTCTCTTGCGAGTGGAAAACAGAGGCACAAGCCTGCAGGAATCGTCTGAACGCCGTGATGTCCTCCGACTTCGTGTCGGTCAGCATCTTAGGAAGCGGTATGCCGTGAGCGGTAAAGTCCGCAGCAATAGCCTCCGTAAGAACTGGAGCCGACTCATCATCAAACTCCGTGAGTTCATCAACGAAGCCCCAAGCCAGTGCCTCCTGTGCCGTCAGCCATCCACCCATTTTCATGAGTTCCAGCAAGTCGGTAGATTTCTTCTTGCATCGTCCGGCATACATCTCTGCGACGTTGGCATCCAGCTTGTCAAGGTCAGACTTCTGCTTCTCCAGATTGTCGATGAGATTCTGCATATCCGTAGCGTTCAAGCTGCCCCACTCGAAGAACGACTGTGAGCACTGGTGCACGAGATACATAGCCGAGTGATCCATGGTGATGCGCTTTGCACCCATGGATGCGATGGTGGCGGCACTGGCGTTCATGCCCACAAAGTGGACGTGAACATTGCCGTGTCGCCTGAATGCAGATGATATAGAGAGAGCGGTGTTGAGCTGTCCGCCGAGAGAGTCGATGAGAACAGCAACCTCCTTGTCGGTGTTCTTGTTTAGGACGAAATCGACGTAGTCAGAATCGAAGTCCCAACCACCGACGTAGCCTTTAAGATGGAGATTGTATTTTGTCTTTGCCATGATGTTTCATTTTTAGGCAAAGATACATTGTTATATATAGTGGTAGAAAGACAGAATAAGAGTTTTGAGTTGTCGGCTGGTGCCGATTGGGAATTGTTGAGTTGAGAATTATTTTTTTATCGTTTTCAAAAACTCAACCGATTTTGGCTGTATCTTTTGTAACATTGTAAACAAAGAAAGAAAATGTTGATTATCAGCGTTTTAAGTTTTGGTGCAATGTTTCAACTGCATACAAAATGTTACAAAAAGGCATGAAAAAAGGCGCTCATCACGCCGTGCATGGCACAAGTGCCACTTTGTTTGTATAAGATATGGTGTATTTCGTAGCAGCCGAATCACCATCCACCTTGCCTGTGGAGTCGTCTACCTTGATGACAGGAAAAGGTTTGTCTGCCGTGCCGATGAGATACTGCTTTCCATCCACCGTCTGGATGACGAAAGCAAGATGCTCATGAGCTGGCAGCTGCGAAGTAGTAGAGAAAGAGAGTTTCACCTTTTCCAAAGTGTCGTTATTGTCAAACTGCGTCTCCATTTCACAAACGGCATCACCGATATGCGGAATGAGGAAAGTGTCAGCGAACACCCCGACAGGAGCATCCGCCAACGCTTTCTGTGTGATGCTTGCCATGAGCGACGAGGCAAACACGTAATATATATTGATGATTCCGGGAAGACGTTGCATATTATTCTACTTTTTCTTCAGTTTCAACCTTGTTATTGCTACCGTTTTTTATCGTGCTGTTTTTTCGCTTGCATTGGTTAGTAAGATAATTCTTACGCAAGCGTTGGTATATTTTCGCGATGGAGTCCCAGCAAGTGCCGTCCTCCTTGATGCCCCGTTGCTCCATGTAGAGATAAATGAGGTCTTTTTGCTGTTTGCCGATCCTGCCGAAGTCGTGCAGGAACGTCCAGCAGTCGACATCAAAGGAGTTCTTCACGTTCTCCAGCAGCGCACGTTTACCAGTGTCCGTGATATGATTGTAAATACGAGGGTCGCGAGTTTTGGAATATGGAATACAAATGGCGACTTCATCTTCACGTTGCCTTGTAGGGATAGCAGAAACAGGCGGTTTGACAACAGCGAGCTTTATAAGTTTAGACTCGATGCTGCCGTTTCTTAGACGCACTGGTTCCGTGCCACTGTGCCGATGTACGAACCACTGGCGCAGATAGGAAGGCATTTTGATATAGATGTGATAGTCGCTCATAAAACATGTAAAATGATTACGAGCACAAAGATACTATAGTTTTGTGTAGGCTGTATGGAATGATGGAAACGTTTAAGATTTGTTATTTGGTAGGTATGTAGATAAAAAAGTTGATTTTAGCTTGGGGGGGGGTAATGAAAAAGATGTATATTTGCAAAATAAAGTTGAACTTAAAAATGTACGAGTATGAAAAAATGGATTTTGATGTTACTTGCCCTTGTATTGTGTGGAGTGACACAAGCTCAGAATGCAGAAGTAACCTTGAACAACGGCACCTTTGTGAAAGGTGACATTAAGAAGTTTTCCTTTAATGTAGACAATTACCATGAGTTCAGAATCAAAAAAACTGATGGTGAGAAGGCAGACTTCGCATCTACTGATGTAAAAGAGATAAAATACTATAACAAGAAGGCTGGAGAATGGGAAAACTGGATTCCGATGGTTGCCCAAATGGGATTGAGCATGTCTTATAAAGAGAATCCGAAACTCTACAAAAATCCGGTATTCCTTCAGCCAGTTTATGAGGGGAAAAACATTTCTGCCTATATTCACTATATAAGCACAGCTACCCATGTGAAATCGGGAAGTATTTACAGAATGGCTATCATGTTTTATTACAAAGCCAAGAATGAGGACTTTGCAAGAACCTATTATTTGAAGGATAATAGCATTGCAGGAATTGGTCAAAAGACTGTGCTAAAAATGTATTTTAAAGGTTATCCTCAGATAAAGGAAATACTAAAAGGTCTAAGTATGAAAGAGATTCGTAAAGACCCTGCGATATTAATCAAGAAACTTGATGAAGCATTGAAATAAAACACTCCTTACTTCGAATAAATTTCGGTTACGCTATAAAAAGATGGGCTGCCGGAGCGAGGCGATTGCCTCGTCCGGCTTCCACCTTTATCTGCGGAAGACGTAGCCATCCTCGAAGATGTAGTCCGAGATGAACAAATCCCTTGCAAACGCCTTGTAATCGAAATAACATGAGAGATTGCCCATCATGCGCTCCAAATCATAGCTCTCATTGACGATGTGTGTGGCGAAATCCTCTTCCGAATCATATTCGCCCTCATAATTATCTTCAAAATCCGAAATGCTGTCATCGCCAGTGGCGGAAACATAAGCCTTAAACGCTTTCTGTTTGTCATCATCCATTTGGATGAAAGCTATTATCTTGTCGAAAACTTCTTCATCCATACAGCTTTCTGAATACCACTCCTCAGGGAAGCACTGATAATCCTGAAACATAAGCTCCGGATCCTCCTCATCAGCGTGAAGCTGCTTGCATACATCGATGAACTCCTCGTAAGAGTCAAACGTGCGGAGATCGAGCCAGGCACCGAAGAGTGAGCCTTCATTGTACTTCTTGTATGTGCCACAGTAGATGGCAGGCTGATCCCAGAGATAATCAACGATATAGCTGCTGACACTCTCAAACTGCTCCTTCATGCTCTTGTGAGCCGACTTAGGTGATGTTAAAACCATTTCTTGCATAACTTAGAAATTTAAATTGTTAGACTTTTAGATGCAGCCCTCGAAATGAGGACTTTTTACGCTGCTTTACCCAGCGCAAGAAGAAGACATTTAAGGCAAGAGATAGCCGAATATTTTTTCACCTTTGGCGGAACGAGAATTTGGACCAGGAGCCACCGCACCCCAAAATCTTGAAAAAATATTCGAGCTAAGGCAGCGCCGTGCCCTTGCAGAATGTCGCTTGCGCTAACTTTGCACGCGGAAAAATCCCATGACGAAACCAGGGCTGCATGTCTGACAATTTGAATGTTATGCAGTAGAAATCCATCACCTATGTCCACAAGAGCGGAGTAATAAAAAAGAGTCAGCAATACCTCTTTCATTAGATTATCGTAGGGCAAAGCCTACCATGTGGCACATACATCAAAGAAGAGCAATGAGTGAAAGGCTCATAAGTGCCAGGCACGTTCTCTTGAAGCACGGTGACACTTACGATACCGCATTGAAAAAGCAAGAAGTAGCAGATGAGGAGAAGCCGGACTACAACAAAAAATAAGGATTTTCATTACCTATTTCCCTCTTGGTATTTAGAAAGCATAATGAAATGTTACAAGAAGTTATAAGAAATTACAAGATAATAGACCACCTAAATAAATGACATACAGAAAGTTACATTAAGTTACAACAATTACAGCATTTCTCTTCTGAAAAATGAATGAGGGCAAAAAATGAGGATTTCACCATATATATAGTCAATGACTACCACTTTATGCTTTTTGGAGCGTATGATAGGCTACCAATATGTATGTAGGTAGATTACAAATCGTGTGCAAGACCTCTGAAAAAAACGGAGTACATCGCAGAGGATGGCCATGTCTTCCGCAAAATAAAAACCGCCGAGACGATGCAATCGCCCCGGCAGTCCACCTGATTATGATACCTATTGAAAAGAAATATATTCGTAGTAAGCTACCGCTTTTAAGAGTAAAAAGCCCTTAGAATGGCTCGTCGCTGTCGGATTGGTCAGGCGCAGTCCACAGACTGATGCCAAACGTCTCGCAAAGCAAGTCATAGTCAAAGCAGTAGGCACGTTGTGTCATAGTAAGTTTTGGAGGCGTGCTACCCATAGCAGCCCTGGTATGGTCGTACTGGATGATGCCCTTCTTATACACATCAAATCGTGCCACCTTTTCGCCCAGGTAGGCACGGCTATTCTGAAGATAGTATTTCAGCGCATCCGTAGGCAGCACCTTCTCGTTAGCCTGTCGTCCCTCCTTGCGGTAGAGATTGAAGATACGAGTCTTCTGAAGGAAGAGCACCGGTCGTTCAGACTGCCAAGTGGCATTGATGATATCCGTCTTGAACTTGCTGCAATAGCGGATAAAAAAGTCGCCATCCTCAATCAGTTCGCCGTCGCTTGCGAGATACTGCACCACGTTCCAGAAGTTGCCCAGCTCGCCGTTAGTCTTGCACTCACCATTCTGCTTCTTTATCCCCTCGATGGTGACTTGCAGCATCTCGTCGAAAGTCAGCGTAGGGATGATCTTTTGGAGCACCCGAAGCGCAGCCAACGGCACACACCAGTTGTTCATGATACGGTCCTCGCCCTTTTCGCTGCCGAGAGCGTTGCCGACGATATTCTGCGTATCATGGAACGCCGTAGACCACGCCTGTTCAAAGTGCTTGCGTTGTTTGAGAATTTCGAGTGTCAGGTGCGTCAGTCCCAGCGAGCGCATTTCAAGCAACACCTTATAATTCTGCTTCTCCTTGTCCGAGAACTCGCTTCGAGGGAACTGCAGGAAGACGAGTCGGGTAAAGAGAGCGATATCCGATGTCGGCATCTCCTGACCAGAGAGGATGATGCCGGAATCAACGGCAGTCGTCTCCTTCTTCTTGTCAAGATCCATATTCATGCGAGTGCGACCGGTGCCGTCCCACAGACCCTTCAGGAACTCAATCATCTTCGGGTCGATATCGTTCTTGTACTCGTCAATATGCGCCAGTGCGTTAGCCGACTGCGCCACCGTGTCGTTCAGAGCCGATTGCGTAGAGTTTTGGATATTCGGTGCCGTGTAGCTGATAGTGAACAACGAGAGCAGCGTGTGGCCAAGTTCCGACTTGCCACTACCTTTCGGACCGAATAGATTGAGGATAGGGAACCAGTGGTTGGCAGAAGTAGAAGTCACCACGTCGCGGAAGAGCGTGGCGAGATAGAAACAGAAGCCTACACGTCCGTTGTCCCCATACACCTTGAACAGCTGCTCTGTAAACTCCTTCAGAGTAACCGAAGAAAGATTGAGATGCACAAACTGTTTCTCAAAGGTAAAGAGCTTCGGGTCGTTCTTATAGATGGTCGAACTGGATGGCAGATAGAAGTTGCCCTTATCCTTCAGCCTGACTATGCCAAATTCATCAGCCGGGATGAAATGGCAGTCGTGGAAAACCCCGTTGCCAAAAGCGTAGAAGCCGGCACGTTGCCATCCCATTTGAGTGATTTCCGTTGCCGTCTCGGTCTTCTCGTATAGATATGATTTGAGTTTCGTTAGTTCCTTTTCCGTTCCTTTCCAAATGAAGTTGCCCAAGCCCTCGATTTTCTGCTTGAACTTAGCGAGAGCGATAAGATCCTCCTGCTTCAGTTCCAAAATTTCCTCATGTTTCATCGCATTCTTTATTTTATATAGACGTTTCGGATTTGTTGTATCTTTAATGTGGAACAGCGGAACCATCGTGAAGTTCGACCACTCGTAGACACTGCCTTTCTCGGTTATGGACATGTAGCAGCCATGGTCGATGTAGAAGCCGTATTTGTGGTTTAGGTCGTCCTCATCCTGCTCCTTATGTTTCTTGTCCTGCTCCTCACGCAGCTTTCGCTCCTTATCCACTGCCAAAAGCCAGAGCCGTCTGCCCTGGTAATACTTCGTGAGCTTGCCGATATACATGGACACGCCCGTCTCATCGTCAATCAGCGACAGTAGATAAGCAATCTTCTTGATGGTCAGTCGCTGCTCCTCCGTGGTGTTCGTCTGCGGAAACAGTTTGTCCGCCATCCAAAGAATGAAGTCCGTCTCCTCCGTGGCGTTGAAGATATTGGTGTTTTTGAAGAACGTGTCAGGATCCTGCTTCTTGTTCTCGTCCGTGTCCGGGATTTCCTTGATGCTGACAGATAGACCATTTTCCATAGCCAGTGTTCCTGCCTCCATGACGACTTGTATGCCATGACCATACGGTTCTCCGTTCTTGGGTGGGTCAGCATCCGGAAGGAAACACACCTTGCTTGCTATGCGCTTAATGGTAGAGAAATGCGTTTCGTTCCACGCCGATCCGAGAGCAGCCACCGTGTTGTATATGCCGATAGACTGAAGACGCATACAATCCGGTGCCCCCTCGACGAGAAACATCTTATCCTGCTTCGCTGCCGTCTTCCAAGCATCCTCGATGCCGAAGAGTACCGTAGACTTGTGGAAGATGAGCGAGTCCGAGCTGTTGAGGTATTTGGGCTGCTGCTCATCCATGCAGCGAGCAGTGAAGCCAATTACATGCCCGAAGCGGTCATGTATCTGTATGACGATACGATTCTGGTAGAAGTCATAGCCACCACGATTGAGAAGTCCCAACTCCTTCAGGAAGTCCGCCTTTACTGGAAGCTGCTGCAGGGCGTGCCCATAAGCTGGTGCATATCCAATCTCTTTGAGAGTGCAGTAGTCCTTTCCCCAACGGTTGTAGGCATACGCCTGTGCCTCCTTCGACTGCAGGAACTGCTTGCGGTAGAAGTCGGCAACCTGCTTGTTGGCAATCCACAACGCTTCCTTATGCAGTCGCTTCTGCTTTGCCTCCGCTGATTCCTGCTCCTGCTCAATCTCCACGTTAGCCCTTTGTGCCAACGTCTTGACGGCTTCAATGAACGTCTTGTTCTCCACCTTTTCTATAAAATGGATGGCATCGCCACCTTCGCCACAGCCGAAGCACTTGAATCTGCCGGTCTGTGGAGAAACATAGAAAGAAGGCGTCTTCTCGTTGTGGAACGGACAGCAGCCGACATGGCGCGTGCCACACTTCCGTAGGTGGACGTGTTCGCCGATGAGCGCCACGATGTCTGTGCGCTCCAAGATGGTGTCGATGGTTTCTTGTCGTATCATAATGTGGTGTTGAGTGGAAAATGCCCTATATCCACTATCTCCCGACATTGGATATAGGGACTTAACAGTTATATTGAGGATGATTCTACAATGCTCTTATAGCGTTTATGTATTCGCTTTTTAGAATGTACCATAAACGTCCCTTTTTATGAGCAGGGATTAGTTTACGCTCAATCCGTTTTCTTACTGCTTGTGTCGATATGCCGAGCTCTTTAGCCAGTGCAGCGACACTCATGACGGTCTCTTCCTGGTCAATAACAATCTTCTTCATGTCATCATCTGAAATCCTTGGGGATTTGGGTCTTCCAACTGTTCTCTTCTCCATTTTCTTTATTTGTTAGATAATCTTCTCTTGTTTCACAAATTATTGTCGCAACCTCTAAGTCGGAACAATAATGATAGTGTACGAACTTGCCTCTCTGCTTGCCTCTGCCTTGATTGTGACGTGAAGCAAGGCAGTTCAACGACTGCACTTTGTCACAAGGGAGGTAGGCAGACTTCACCTCTCCGGGGTTGATGGCATTTATCCATTCAGTGATATTTGTTACTCTTTCAATTTTCATAGATAACTTATTTGTTGTTTTTGAATAAGTCCGTATGTAGTGTATTCCATGTCGGGTTAGACCTATATCAAAGTAAAGGTTAAAAGCGTGAAAACCATTGGTAATATCGCACTTTTTTCGTATCTTTGCATTGTTATATAGAGGATATTCTACGAATAGAACACCACCCGAATTTTGCAGTCTGCCTTAACACTTGTCGAACTTTCTTCGGCAAAATTATAAGGAAAAAGAAAGATAAATTCGCAAAATGTAAACTATTTGTACCTACATACCTACTATTTAACACTTTCTATGCGACATAATGATACTTGTCGATAGTAAAGCAATAAAAAGAGTTCTTTAAAATAATAGTTCAAAATCTAAACGTCTGTCTGCTTTCAGTATGTATGTAGGCACGTATGTAAGTAAAATGTGTGACACTTGTGTGACACTTTGAAAAAAACTACTTTGACGTTTGTTTTGTAGAAGATAAAAATTTCCTTCTAAAGCCCTGTAATGATGTGACTTACATAGGATTACAACGGCGTTAGAATTTGGATTCCAAGCGGATCACTTGGATTCCAACGGAATCACGAAACGCAACAATTTCAAATCTAAAAAAGAGAGGATTTTACTTAACGTAAAGTCCTCTTTTTCAGTATTTAAGCTATACTTACAGCGGTAAGTGCCACAAAATCAAGGTGTTATTTAGAGGTTTAACGCAATGTCTAACTACGCGGTGGGGTCATACTCAAAGCGACAGAAGAGGACACAACGGTACAGAAAAATACCGAAAGGTGTTACACATGGTGTTACACGTTCGGCAAAAAGGTGTTACACATTAAGTGAAGGTGTTACACGTTAGCTCTCAAAAACGCTAAATAACGGTTTGATTGACAATTCTGTAAATTAAAGTTTCTTAATAGGAAATTCCTCTTTCTTCCTTTATTATGATGAAATCGTCTTAAAAACCAAATGAGATGGAGAACAAATTGGTTACTGTCATTTACGACAGAAGAAAGCTTTCAGCAAAGAAAGGCATGGGTTACCTTGAAGTAAGGGTGAATTTGGGTCATAAGGTCCGCAAATACATTACTTTGTGTTACACTTCGCCCGACGAATGGGAGAAAGAGGCTGCTTCAGATGAAGCAAAACTCATTATAAAGAAATGTGAGGATATTCTGATTGCAATGTCTGTGCTTGGCGAGGAGTCCAACATTGAAAATTTTAACAAGCACTATTCCGGTGAGGAAAAAAAGGCAAAGCCGACAAAAGCAGTAGATGCATGTATTGGGAATGTACCGCACGAAGAAACAACTGATGAGGAGCCGGATACTTCTAAAAAGAGCTTTCTCAAATACATGGAGATTGCTCTTGATGCAGAAGAACTGCGCGAAGGAACACGCAAGCATAAGAAGTGTGTGATTGATGCTGTCCGTGCTTTTGGCAAGCTGAACACCTACGGCGACTTGACGGCGAAGAAGATTATGGCGTTCGATACTTGGCTCCATAACGGCACGAGAACGGATGTCACCTGCTACGGCTACCACAAGAACCTGCGCAAATGGGTTCGCCAGCTGTTCCAGATGGGCGACATCAAGCAGGATCCGTACAAGTTGGTGACTATCCGCCGTGGCAAGTGCAAGGAACGTGAGCCTCTGACCGAGGACGAGCTGAAGAGTCTGAGGGCACACAAGTTTGAGGGCAAGCTGGACAGGGTTCGCGACCTCTTCATCTTCGCCGCTTACACTGGACTCTCTTTCTGCGACAGTCAGAACTTCAACTTCGAGACGATGACGAAGAAGGTGGGCAAGATGTACTACATCGATGGCAGCCGTATCAAGACCGAAACTAAGTTCTTCACTCCGATTCTCTCTCCGGCAATGGCGGTACTTAAGAAGTACGACTACCAACTGCCTAAGATAAGTAATCAGAAAGCCAACGACTACCTTCATGTGATACAGATGGAGATGCACTTCAGGCAGAAGTTGACTTTCCACGTGGCTCGCATCCGAGCTGTGGTGACCTCCTTGCGGAGAAACCATGGCTCATTTTCGTTTACATACTGAAAATGAAGGTGAGTTCGTAATTGTTGCTACTATCAAATGTATCAGCCCTTGCGATAACCTTGAACTCAGCGAGGTTAGTTCGGAGTTCACCGAACTGGAACGGACCGTAATCTTTGGACTTCTTGTAAAATCCGATGGCGAAGCGGAAATAGCGGTTGATGCCGAGAATGTTAAATGAGCGTTTGCCAAAGTAAATGCGGACTTCCGAAAGCCTTTGCGTATTGGGGTCGATGACGGCACGGCAGTTGCCGAACAACACACCAGGCTCAGTAAAAAACTTTCCTCAGTTCGGGTCGCCCTCCTTATCCAGACGGAAAGAAATCTCGTCGCCATTATTCACACTAATCTTTCGGTCGTCATAAAAGCGGTTCCAGCCACGTCGCCGTGGAAGATACTCACGTACACCATTTTCATCCTCCTGCTTGCGACTTGTACGCACCGAGTGTCGGAAAATGACCGGTGTAAGCCCTTGCCGGATATAACGGTAGGCATCCTGTATCACAAGAGAACTGTCAGTGATGATACATTCAATGTGCATCTGCGTAGCTTGCTTCATCGTGGCAAACTTCTGAATGTCAGTCTGCAACGATTTTATCTGCGACGCAACTGATTTGAGGTCAGATTGAAGAACTTGTATGCTTTCAGCGTTGTTTCCGATTTCAATGTTGTTCTTTGAAATGCGCAGGCTCAGACTCTGAGTAGCCTTTTGAAA